TATCCGGATTGTGCAACATGATTCATAGCTTGCTGGAGTGCAACCATCGCATCCGGCCCACCAGCTTGAATCTTTTGAATGAGATCTGGAGGAACTGATTTCAAGAAATCTACTTTTCGAGCTGCCTCCATCATCTTAGTTGGATCTGGTTTTCCAAAAATAGATGTGTCGCCTGGAGTAGCCTTAGGGTCAATTTTCCACACATCGGCAAAGTTTGCCAAAGTGGATTCAGCACCTTGAGTTTGACCTTGCGTTGGGACTACACCATTATTTTCTGTTCCTGTAGAAGCTTGAGTTCCAGGAAGAGCTTGTCCAGGTTGAGCTACTTGAGTAGGTCCAGGTTGAACAGCAGGTTGCGGAGGAGCCGAACGAAACATATCCATGATACCCATGATGAAATCTCCAATGTATAAAGGTGAGGTGAGAAAGAATTAGTTGGTGCCAGAAATCTTATTGAGAGCAGTTACTGCTGCTACAGACCGATCAATAATATACCCAAGAATCATAAGTTGTCCTTTTAGGAATGACTCTTGCTGCATAAAATCTCCTGGGCTGACTGGATCTAGTTTTAGTCCAAGGATCTGCTCAGCAATATTCGCTCGCTCATTCTGGATGAGTTGCAACTGGAGTTCAGATAGAACAGAATTTTGCATCTGTTCCTCTTCTGTCATTGAGTATCGTGTAAAGGTTGTTGGAACTATTGTTCCCATGATTGTTCCTATTTAGTAGGTACTGGGGGAGATACTGGAGCTGCAGATGCTGCACCAATTGCAGGAGATTGTCCTGCGGATTGTTGGTTCTGGGTTGTAGTTGGAGTTGTAGGATTGCCAGTTAATGCTGGCGGTGTTGTTCCTCCAGGTTGCTGTGCAGGATTATATCCATATTGTTGTGGAAGTGGTTGAGGTTGATTAAATTGTTGCCCCTTCTGAGCAAACATTTCTGCAACTTGCTGCCATTGTTGCAAAGCTTGCTCATAGGCTACTTGCTGCGGAGATTTCTCAAATGGAGTTAGATTAACATTTCGAGTCTTCATCAGATAAGAAAACATTGGACCAATATTGTATCCAGCTCCAATTGCTTGAGAAGATCCAATTGTCTGAAGCGCAGTTGTGAAATCATCTCCATTGATGATCTTATCATTAGGATTTAGACCATCTGTGATTGTGAATGTAGCAAATGATTGTCGCAATTGGACTGGATCAATCTGAACTGTCTTCTGTTGAGAAGGTGAAAAGATTGAAATACCAGCCTGATACTGCATTGTGTTTGCCTTTAGAATCTGCTTCAATGGAGTGAAGACTTGAGATTCATATGACATTGCACAAAGTTGATCCCGACCAGAGGCATTAGCCATCACAGATTGATATTCATGAAGAGTTTTATTCCCCTTCACAAATTGACCTTGACGAGCCTGATTCTGTCCATTGATCTGATTCGCCATCTGCATAATCTGAGGAAGCTCTTGGAAAGCTACTGCAGATTGATCATCCCGGAATGGAATAGAATAGTATGCATCAGAGATTGGCTTTCCATATGCAGCTGGTCGCAAAGGAATCTTAGCATTCGGAGAATCGGAATTGATGTGAGCCTCAGAGATCAGCATTGGATTATAGATTCCACGATCGCTGATTGCACGACGCCTAGCTGCCATTGCAGAATTCACTAGAGCAGAAGCTACTTCCTGGAATGGTTTTGCATTGTTAGCAAGAGACTTCGTTTGGAATCCGAGACCATCATGATTTGGTTGGCCAATCAAAACTGGCAGATAGTCATGGACATTTGTCTGTCTTTCCGCATATACAAGCACGGAATGATTGACATAGATGAACTTCCAGATCTGTGGGGTATTTGCTGCAGGAACCCGTAGATTGAAATCTGAAGGAAGAATGCGCGCATAAAGCGTAGTAACTTCATAGAGATTTTTATAGTTGATCTGATTCTGCCGCTCGAACATCCCAGCCCAAGCCATCCAATCAGTGGAGAGCTTGGGATTCTTTGTGATCAGCGCTTCAGGATTGATTTGCGGAATGTAGTAAGATTCGATACCACCAGGACCAGGAGAAGCTCCAGTACCAAATCCAGATTCAAATGCCTTTACAATATTCTGCACCATCTTATCAGGAAGTTCATTCAGAAACTTCTTAAGTTTGATACGAGACATGAGTTCAGTTTTCCCGATGAACTCACCATCCTTATAGATATCTGTCGGAGCGCAGCGAGAATCAAAGAAGGTATTGTATGGATCCCAACGCTTCAGAGTATTACCTTCCCAGATAACTTCCTTAGGTTTGCCTTCCTTACCAGCTTTGAATGTGAGATCTGTTTCCAGAGCTGCAGTGACTTCTCGACCCCAACCAACTTCAATGAAAGATAGATTGTACTTGAAGCCATCTCGGAAGAACATAATGAGTTCATCTACCCAACCACCACGGATAGAATTCTCTTCAATAACTGCTTGATATTGTAGAGCTGCATCTTCATCTCCAGGTGGCGCTACCCAACCAAATATAGGTTGTCCAGTTAAGAAGACTGAAGCCTGATAAGTGACTGCAGATTCCACTTGTGGCATAACTACTGGAACTTGAACATTCTGAAATTTTGTTGGATCGTAATATCGATTGGAGAGTTGAGCCTTAGCTTGTTCAGTTGTCCAATCTTTTTCTCGAATGTATGCGAGGTCAGCAAGTCGAAACATTTCTCGAATGTTCCACTGTTGATTTAGCATTTGATAGCATTGACGATAAAACATCAAGAGTGACTCTTGAGATTTATCTGGAATAATCATCGCAGTTGATGCAGCCATTAGAGTCTCTCTAGTAAAAATATAATAATGAATATAGAAATGAGAATTGTACGCTTACCCTACGCTTGCCGGACTAACCGTCCAGGTATCGTACGAAGTTGCTCGATAGTAAAGGGCACGTAATCCGCTTAGGCGGATTTCTTTCGCTTCGCTCAACCCTTGACAATCTGCGCCTACTTCTAACGCTACGCTGTGCCGGCAGCCCTAACGCTTCGGGCGCGCTGTCGAAACTAAACTAGTTATCTCAGAATGGTGAGCCCACAGATTCATGAGTAACACGAATATTTGCATGTTCTTGATTCTCAAGTACCAATCCGCCCATCATGAGATGTCCATACAATTCAATCATCTTTGGCGCATAGGTCAAGCAATCTAGTAGACCATCTGTATTATTTGTTCTCATTGGATTGAAACCTCCAATCTGGGAGTTTACTTGAGCCGCGCAGGACGGATGAACTAGAATCTCACCAGCTAGTAGAGATTTGAACATTCCTAAGATTCGAGAGTTCTTAGAATAGCTGCCTGAGTAAACTTCTACAGCTTCAATTCCAAGGATCTGTCTCTGGCGGCAGATGAATTCAAACCAATACTTAAGAGTGTACTGATATGCATTCGACTCAATTCCTATGACTCTACAGTCATGAGTCAGAGCAATCTTAAGAGATTCTACAATCGTATCTCCAGGTGAAAGTCTACCCTCCTTTATTTGCTTGCAGACCGGGCGCCCATCGAAAACTTCGAAATACATTATTGATACAGCATCGGCATTTGCTTTATCTGTCGCAGGATCAATAATGATGAAGTTTCCTTGATGGATTTCATCTGGAAGAATAGGATATGCAGGAAGCTTCGAGAGATCCACTAGATGATTGACTGAGACATTCTCATCATTTAGAACTTCAGCATAGAAGACTTCTGGGCGACCTGAGGCAAGATCGTTTGAGAATTCTTTCAAAAGTTGCTGAATTGGCTGCAGATCTTCCCAGAGTGATGTACCATCAGAAAGGATACCACCAGCAATAAACTTCATCCAGGTTGGATTCTGTTTGATGCGACGCAGTAAGCTCCATGGCGTAGGATACATATTTGCAATGAAAATGTAAAGACATCCATGAGGTGACTTTGCTTTCATTGCTGTACCATACAGCTCAGATTCTAGCTGCATCGAGATGACTTCAGACTGCGCATCAATCTTGCTCTGAATATCATCGAAGAGCATTACATCTGGTCGCTGATGCTTCACATTCAAACCGCGAACTGATTCTACAGTGCCTGCAGCTAGAATAATATCTCGACCACGGAATCCGAACTTCTTAAGAACTTGCTGATCGGTTTCTATACCAATCCGCCAATCTCCAAATACCTTTTTGATATTCGGCTCATCAAGAAAATCGCACACATCAGAAATGATGGCAACTGCTTTTGGGATTGAGTGTGCGCAAACTAGAATGAATTGTCGCTTCGTGAAAAGGATTACATAGAGCAAGAAGATCTTGATAAATGTAGTCTTTGCGAATCCACGAGGTAATCCAATCGCGAGCTGAGAAAAGTCTCGAGATTTATGAATATATGTAAGTAGCCAATTCCAGATAGCTTTGAAAACTGAAGGAAAGAAGTAGCGAAAAACTAATGGCATCGCGAGGGCGGCTAGGAAATCTAGATTAGTTCTCGCTAGTTCTTCTACCTGTGCAGCTTCAAAATTTGCATCTTGGATTGGAGCATCAACTGGAGATTGCTCAGGAGTTGGTGGATTCGTAGCCTCTAATCCAATCTTCTCTGCCCAAGATTGAGCACTCATTTCTTAGGTCTCCGAGAAATCTCAAGTTGAATTCGCAAAAGTTGTTCTCGTGCGGCTTGTTTATTCAATTCGCGCAGGCGAGAAGATTCCGAAGCTGCAGCTGCTTTTCGCCGCACTTCTGCAGCAATTTGCAATTCTTCAACTTGTCGGAGCAAGTGAAGATTCTGGGGTGAGCACATGATTTATTTCCTTTGCATCACTAGTTGATTTTCTGGATTCTAATAGTTCTCTCATTCTTCCTGATTGCATAGTTACAAGTTCTTGTGATCCTGCTTTGATGACTTGATTATTCACATTGGTGGTGAATTGTTGGAAGATTTGTGTAGGCATATTTAGATTCACTACTGTAGATTGAGGTGTGATATTTTCCGGAGCAGCTGCACCACGACGCTTTGCTGCATTGACAACTTGAAGGAGTTTTGCAATTTTGAGAGGATCAAAGAGCATTCCCAGAGATTTCGAAAGTCTCTCCAGGAGTTGATCTTCAAGTGTATCATATTTTGAATCTCGCTCAGTTTGTGAGGCAAGATTTTGAAATCTAGCTGCCGCAACTTGTTCTGCAAATCCATCCTGAGATAGGAGTTGCGAAATTCTGGAAGGAGAAACTCCAATTGCAGATGCAACCATTTCTGGTGCAAATCCTTGTCCTAGAAGATTTAGTGCTTTCGTTTCTGTTGCGGAGAGATTCTGACTCATGGGGCACCTGCAGAATGATTTATTGTCTTCATTGTAATTCTAGGGGCGAAAGATTCAAGGTAGGGATCGCGATGGATTTGAAAAAATTTAGGAAAATGAGGAAGCAGTAATAGGCTAAAATCGCTAGCACACTTCAAAAAAGGCCCGACGGCCCTCCCTAATTGAGAATGCTTCTCATTTGTATTTGAGAATGAGATTGATTCCCATACTTTACATTTCTTCACACTATAGCAACACTTCTTTACACTACCTGGGAGCGATTCTCTTGAAATCTGATCTTTTCTAGTATATGATTGAGGCTAGTTTGAAAGTTTGGTTCGCTGAACACCTCAGGAAGTAGCGGGATATCCGCCAAGAGGACTAGCTCTTTAATAATCTGAGAACCTCAGTCATAGCAAGACTGAGAATGCATCTAGTTTCACTGGGTGCATTCTCTAGAGTGCTAATCACATATATCTAAAGGAATTGAAATGAATCAAATTAAACTCACATTGCGTGCCATTCAAGCAAAGTTTCGCAGTACCTTTATGTTTGGATTGATTGTCCCTGAATATAAGGGTATTCATTGGTGTTGGAGTTATTCTGAATTGTTGGCATGGGCAGATCAGTATCCATACTCTGCTGATATCATTGCTAGTTTTCCTACTGGCTTTGGTGGACAGAATGCTAGAGTTGAATTTTCAGCTGGATACCCTGCATTGAACTATTAACCCTCAGAGTTTTCTACATGCATATTAGTTTCTAGTGTGCATGTGGGCTAATTCTAGCCAAGTAACCTAATCTAGGAGAATCTATTATGTCCAATGTATCTACTGCACATTCTATCGAATTGTTTGACCCAAAGAAGTCTAAAGCGCTGTCTGGTCAACGATTGGCAAAGATTGGATATAAGCAAACTGCTAAAATGACAGCGGATGGAATTACAGCACCAAAGAGTATCTGTGTTTCTATTCCGCAGATTCAAGATCAGGAAATCATTGCGAATATCTCCAAGATTCTGCCAATGATTCGCACAGCATTAGAAACTGCACAGGATTCCATGATTCGTTCATTGTATGAGAGCAAGAACAGTGATCCGACTAGATTCTCTGCTGTGCTGGATTCTGAAATCAGTATTGACGCGATCGCTGCATTCAATGAATCAGAATCTACTGGGTCTCGCCTCACTAAGGAGTATCTGGAATCATGGTTCAAATCTAATATTGCAGATCATCTATCTATTCTGATCGCCGAAAAACTGGGATTCTCTGATATCACTGAAGATAATATGGTTTTGATTGATCAGAAAGTATCTGGATTCTGCGGAGTTATTGCTTCCCTATCTGGTGGCAGGACAGTGCTCCCAGCTAATGTGCGCTCCAATGCTCGCAAGGCACTGGAATTGCATCCTGAGGCAGATACCGATGATACATGCAAGAAACTGATCTCTGCCCTAGATCGCATGGAGAAGGCGGAATCTGATCTACTGATGAATCTGTAGGATGTAGTTGGATGCAACAGAGCTAGCAGTCTGGAAATATAGTATAGGTAAAATGCCTTTGAGACTGCTAGCCCGTTGACCCTCCACCCCACACCTGCCCTCAAGTCTGATATCTAATATGCACATCTATCTTAGGTGCATACATATGGCTAGATGATCCTATCTACTAACTATATGTATATATCTACCCTACCTATTTATTTATTAAAATTTTGAATACCCCTACCCCCCGGAATCAGGTAGTCACTAGATAGATATAGTTGTATATGCACTCTAGATACTGGATACTCTAGTTATGTCTATCGAGTAGGTATTGACAACATAGGGCGCGCCTGTTACCCTGCTGTAGGCCTTCGGTCTGGCGGGCTAAAAGGCATTTTACCTTGCCTATTTAAGTTTTATCAAAGGAGATATCAATGAATGATATTATAAAGATAAAAGGCTACGTAATTAAAGAGCCATCTCTTTTACTATTGAATAAAAAATTGCCCTGGATCAATGCTGTGCAGTTATATGTTCAATGTACAGGTGTTCACATGAAAACTGCAATCAAGACATTCATTCTTGAGGAATATAAGAAGGATGATGCAGTTAGTTTTGAACAATTCGCAGTATTGATCTGTAGGCATTTTCATGAGACCTACAAAAATAAATATCAAGATTTAGCTAGGAGAGATTGAAATGATCTTCACTGTACATACTAGTCCGCTTCCTGAATTCAAGAATTATGTATTCATCAAGCCGATTGATTCTGATAATGATGTTTGGGATCTTTTTGATATGCTAAAAGAGGCATTCACCAGATACAATGATCCTGGTGATTATCCTAATTTCTACGTCAGCTGCTATGATGGCTATGAAAATGCTGTTGCAATCCGAAAATTCTAGGAGAATCAACCATGAAGTTTAAGGTAAATATAATTGAAACAAGAACAATTAGATTCGATCTAAAGAATATTCCAACTCAACATTGGCCAACTGAAGCTAAAGAGCTAGCTAAACACTGTCTCTGCTCAAATAAATTCAGGATGCAGTTAGCACAGCAATTGCCAGAGCTAAAGAAATCATTCTTAATCGCACAAATGGAGTTGCTTCAGTCTTTATTTGAGAGTGTGAATTTAGACCTCTAGAGAACAGAGAACTTTATCTAAGCATAGGAGATATATTCTTGTGCTTAGTTGAGGCAATTCTGCCTAATGAGGATATTGAAGCATATAAGAAGGAGTTTGAATAATGGAGAATTATCGTGGCTGAAGAAAAATATCGACCATACTTCACTGCATCTGAATTGATCTACATCATTGAATCAGTAAAGATGCGAACACCAATTAATCAATCTCTAGTTCGATATCTTGATGGATTCGCACTGAAGATCAAATCAGGTGTTCTTCTATCCTCCTATACACCTAACCCAGCTCTCTCAATATCTGAGAAACTGGGTTTCAGTGTATCTAGCTCACCATTCAATCAAGCCGGTCCTAGTATTCAAAAACTAGTGAATATCTGGACTCATAGTCCAGAAACTAGGGCGCAAATGAGTGCAGCTCAATTAATTGAGATTGCAGACTATAGATACACCAACGATTTAATGAGCGAAGAGGAATCTAATGAATATGAATCTAATCTAATAAATAGGAGATGAAGAGATGAAACTAACTTGTGCATATTCATCCATTGAATTCACAGTAGAGCACTTTCCTGGATCACTATCTAGTCGAGATATAATCCATCCAGTATTCCAATTTCCTCAAAAGAAACTTCTTTCTTATCTAGGAGATTGGGGGAAATCGAATCTAACACCGACAGATTCGTATCTACTGTTCCTGGCGCTACTCAATTCAACTGAGCTAATTGAATGGCGCACTGGTGCAATCAGAACCGCCAGAACAGATTCCCTAGTTGCATCACATCTAGAGAATTTATGCAAATCAGTAATCAAACTAAACACAGTAACTGATGTTTCAGCTATCTTCCCTCACTATGTGATCGGACAAGATACTCGCACTCTAGATTCTGTAGACACTTGGATACAAAACTGGAATGATAGCTTCACTGACTATAAAGCAGGAAAGCTGAAAGATATCCAAGGCAGAGATGAATGGAAAAAGCTAAATATCAGAGAAGTAGCTCTAACCAGATTGATCTGTTCACCACATAAACCAATCTCTAGTTATGTCGGTCAATTAGCAGAATGGGCTGCAATAGCTGGATCATTTCCTACATTTGCAATGAAGAATCCGCATACAGGACTCACACTCTCATGCGCAGATTATTGGAAATATCTGATCCAAAAGTGTGCTCACAATGAAGCACTCTATGCAATCCGCAGAGCTGATCTAACTGAATTACTAGAACATTGTGAAGAACATATCTCACATGGAACTAGATATGCGGATAAGCTATTTGAACTTCTTCGACATGCTCTGGAGCGACAGAGGAATTTCCTAGGACTTGGTGATCTAGATATCTCTGTGTCTCGATTCGCAATCCTATCTTCAGATTCAACAGCTGAAACAGCCAATATGAAAGCATTGATTGATTCAGCGCCAGATCATGAACCTAGAAGCGAAGAATATCCGAATCGAATTGCATTCTTAAAAGCTAAGATGCGATGGGAAATGGCGAAGAAATACAGAACAGTAGATGATGAATCAGAGGAGATTGAAGAATGAATCAAACTAGACCAATTCATCGCTACCAATCAATCCCAGATTCTCCAGAAGATCGTCTAAACGCTGACTGGAAAGCATTTCAAACGGTTCACAAAATCATTCCTAAGAGGAATCAACATGACAACAGTTACACAATCTCCACAATCTCCACAACATCTAAGATTGCAAAAGCTAATGGAGCAACTCCGAGCGAAGCGATCAGAATCACAGATCTCTTCTCAGAATCAGGAACAGAATCTCGCCGCATCTCAAGTAGCCAAAGTAATCACTATTCCAACAATCCCAGAGCCTGAAAAAGATCAATCCCAAATCACTGATAAATACGGCAATGCAATTACACTCAATACTAAACAGATGGAATTCGTTCATCTTGCAGCATCTGGTCAATCTGCTGTTCTAATTGGTGCAGCTGGTACTGGTAAAACAACAACTCAGAAAGCAGCAATTCGCTCACTAATTCAATCTGGTAAAGCAGGTATTCTAGATTCACAAGGACACTCACATCTACCACCAGGGGCAGTCCCGGGAATTGTTATCTGCGCATATACGCGAAGAGCTACAGCTAATATTCGACGCAATGTAGATGCATCAATGCAAGGTAATTGCATCACGATTCATAAACTTCTAGAATATCAACCTGTATATGATGAAGTATGGGATGAAACATCTGGTGAAATGAAAACCAAGATGTCATTCCAGCCAGCTAGAAATAAAGATAACCCTCTGCCATCATCCATCAAGACAATTATCATTGAAGAATCGTCAATGGTAGGAATGGAGCTACATGATCAGATTATAGAAGCATGTCCGCATAACCCGCAATTTATCTATCTTGGTGACATTCAGCAGTTACCTCCAGTCTTTGGAAGTGCGATACTTGGGTTTAAACTTCTCTCGCTTCCTGTCGTTGAACTCACCGAAGTTTATCGCCAAGCATTAGAAAGTCCAATTATATCTTTGGCTCATAGAATTCTTTCTGGAATTCCGATCAATCCGAAAGAATTCCCTGAATGGAAACTACCAGGACTAACAATCCATCCATGGAAAAAATCAATCGCTGCAAATGAAGCATGTTTATCTGCTGGTCAATTCTTTAAAGCAGCTATTGCAGCAGGACCAGCAGCATATAATCCAGAAGAAGATATTATCCTTGTTCCATTCAATAAGCAGTTCGGTACGGATGAATTGAACAAGATCATTGCAAATAAACTAACTCATGATAGAGGTTCAGATGTCTACGAAATCATTGCAGGATTTAACACTCACTACTTTGCAGTCGGAGATAGAATTCTATACGACAAACTTGACGCTGTTATCGTCAGGATTGAATCAAATTCAGGCTATGCTGGCAGAAAGTGTCAGCATCACTCTCCCACAATGGATTATTGGGGATATGATCCAAATGCAGCAAAGTATGCTGGACAATCAGAAAACGATCTTGATGTTGATCTTGTTCTTGCGGCAGTATCGTCTGGATCTGATGAAAGGGTTGCTCAATGCTCCCATAAAATCACAATCAAATTCCTAGATGATGATCGTGAGACAATTATTTCAAAAGCAGCAGAAGTAAACACTACATCACTAGGTTACTGTCTTACAGTTCACAAATCCCAAGGCTCAGAATGGAGAAAAGTATTCATCTGTCTGCACCAATCTCACAATACAATGTTGCAACGTGAACTTCTCTACACAGCAGTTACTCGTGCTAGAGAAGAACTATATGTGATCTGTGAACCAGATAGCTTTGTGAAAGGAATTCTTGGACAACGAATCACAGGACAGACACTTGAAGAGAAAGCAGAATTCTTCAAAGGTAAGCTGAAGCAACAAGAGGAAAAGCTGGGATAACTTATGAGAAAGATGAGAAAGATGAGAAAGAAAGATTTTTATCCAGTAGTGACCACTACAAAGCCTTCAATTCTTCAAGAGTTTCTAGATCTAGTACTGTTGATCACCATGGCCGCAGCTCTAATTTTCTTAGTGATCGCAGCAGTAAAGATCATCAAATTTCTAATCCAGATCAACTAATCAATAGGAGAGTTACTCATGTCAAACACATCCCTCCCAATTTCACAGAATCCTGCACTCTTCTTTATTCGTGCAACTCCAACAGCATATATCTGCGAGAAGTGTGGAACAATTAAATCACTTCGCGGATCAGAAGATTCATATGATCGCAGCATATTCATACAGAAACATAGAGGTTGCTATCTTCCAAGGATCAAAGTTTCCAATATCAACACTGAATCTAAAGAGTATCAGGTAGGGGTTGACACGATCCCCGACCTCTGATATACTGGGTCTCAACAGTTAGGAAAGTCTGTCACAAAACTTTCTGCCCCCTAATGATCTAGCTAGATCAATTAACCAAAGATTCGCAAGAATCATTTTTCATAGGAAACTATCATGACTGAAACTACTGCTCAAACTGGTCAAGTTATTCAAGCCAACTTCGACAATACTGTTGAAACCAAGGAAATGGCTTTCCGCTTCAAGAAAGATAAGTTGGGCAATCAGCGTCAAGCAATTACTCTACAAGCTCAGATTCCTTCGGTTGAAGGTATCGTTGCGATTCTGGAAACTGGCGGTAATGGTTTGAAACTTCTGCAAGAAGCAATCTTTGATGTTATCCGTGCAACTGTTGCTGGGGATATTGCAGAAGATGCAACCTTCAATCAAACTACTTATGACAATTCCAGGATTGTCTTGAAGAGTAAGGATGAAGATGGCAATGATGTTGAAACTGAATTGTTCAAGTATAGCTGGGAAGCTATTGCGAACATGCCGCGTGAAGATCGCCGCGCTAATGCTATTCCTGCCGAAGTCTGGGAAGCATTCAGCAAGGATTATCTGGAGATCATGCCTTCAGTTACTGGTAAGACTCAAGAACAAGTCGGCAATGCTATCACTGTGTATGTGAAGAAGTTCAGCATGGTGAAGACTAACAAGCCGGTTCTGGAATCTCTGAAGATTCAACTTGGCTTGTTCATGGAACACTGCAAGAATGTGGAAGATTATGCAGATATCCTGGAATTGCTGCTGCGTAAGGTTGATGATTATCTGAAGGCAGATGATGTTGAGAAGCTGATTAGTAATCTGTAAGACACGCACACGCCATTAGGATATTGAGTCCAAAAATGTGCGTATTCCTGGACATGAAGTAAAACTGTCCACCTATATAGATACATTCATTGATCCGAGTGTATCTCTATATGTACTGTATAGAAAACTCTTTTTCCTAGGAATGCATTATGACCACTAAATCAGTTTCTATTGCTACAGTTGCTAAAGATTTTCCAGCTGGAACTTCTGAAGGTTCTTACCTTTTCAACTTCACTGGAATGCTTGCAGATGGAACTACTCAATTCACAAACACTGTGACTTCTAGTACTCCTT